CTCCTATTCCAGATGAGGCTCCTATTCCAGATGAGGCTCCTATTCCAGATGAATTAGGGATGCCCGAATAAAGCTTAAAGGGGCTTCTTAATGAATCTTGATGACATATATTCAAATATATTAAAAATATGTAAAGAAAATTATATAGTTGAACCTTATATAGTTGGGGGTGTTCCTCGCAATTTACACCTCAACTTTCAGGAGGCTCGTGATCCTTTATATGCAGATTCAGAAGATGAGTTTAGAGATATAGACATAACTACCAATGATTCTGAAACTACAAGACTGGGCGTAACCTGTGCAGACCATATGCAAGAAAGGTTTAAGTTTTTTAAAGATGGACATCTTACTATCTATATGAAAGATGCGGTTCTTGATTTTTCAAGTAATTTTATTTCCGAAGATGTAGTTAATTATATCGCAAAAGAATTAAACATTAAAGATAAAAAATTATTTGAAGTTTATAGCAGAGATTTTACAATAAATACTTTGCATAAAAAATTTTTTGATGATGAAATTTTAGATTTCACAAATAAAGGAAAAGAGGATTTGGATAATAAAATCTTAAGAACTCCTGTTCCTGCACGAATAACTTTAAAAGATGACTTTAGACGTGTTTTTAGATCAATTAATTTCGCTGCTCGTTTAGGCTTCTCTATAGACGGAGATATTATTGATTATACCCGAGAAAATAGGGATAAGTTTACCGGAGAAAACAAATGGGTTTTAAAAGAGGCCTTTATAACATCTATTGTAGGCGAATCTATCAATAAAAATGCAGATATAACAATGCATTATTTATCAGAAATGAATCTTTTGCCAACGGTTCCGTTGGTTGGAAACTTTAAAGAAGAGTTAATTAAAAGAAAATTGATAAATAAATATTTAGATGATGTAATCAATTTGTCTGAGTATAAGTTAAAAGTATTGAATATTTAGACATACTAATATTTAATTTAATTACAGGATATACTAACAATGATTAGAGGAAAATCAAAGAAATGCCCTTTTGGGCTTCCTATAACAAACGGCTGCAAAACAGCTGGATTGGTCATTAGAAGGCTGACTCCTGTGGAGTTGGCAGATGGCGAAGAAGAGGCTAAGGCTATTATGGAAGAAAACTTGGAAATATGGAACGAGGCAATGTTGGCCGCAGCGGGAGAAGAGATTCCTGAGTGTCCGTTTGCAGATATGACCTTTAAAAAGAAAATTGTTGATTGCAAGTACGATCCAGACAATCCAGATTTATCTACTATTCCTGCGGGTAATGTAGGACTCAACGGAAGCCCGTTGTATCCACATATCATGATTGGCAATATGCCTGAGGCTCAATACGGTTATCCGTTAGATTATTATTCTGATAATAATGAAAGTAGAAACGTATATTATGGACTTTACAGCTTAATAGGATAGGAGTAAAAATGGCTAATAATTTAGAGACAACAATTTTTAAAGAAGCAACCTTTGAGGAGGCTGTTTCTTATGTTGAAGATGATCATGTTAATTATGCTGAAGATGCATTTGAAGACTTGAGCGAAGAAGAGATCTTTGGAGCGGGTATGGCATCGGAAGGTGATGAAAACAATTCGGAAGCAGAGACTGTGGCTGAATTCTTTGAGCCATTAATTGAGGGTGAAGGCAGCCTTGGCGATCTTGATGAAGATATAACAAAGTTTGTAGAAGAGCATGGTGACGAGCCGCTTCCAGGCGCTCCCGAAGTTTTCTTGCAAGACTTTGAGGATGACGATAAGAATAAAGAGACTGATTATGCAAATGATGGCGATTTATCTAAATTTATGGACTATATTGGAGGGCAGTATCCTACGAACATTCCTCAGCATGATGGAAGGAGTATGGTGGGGTGCGAAAAGGCTATAACATTTTTGGACAAATTAAATTCTCAAATCTCAGGAGCTATTCGCGAAGATGGAGATAACACTCTAGACGTACAATCTCTAGAAGGTGTTAGAGTAAACATAATGAAGGACATTTTGGTGCTAAAAAATCATCTTGGAAAGTTAAAGAAGAAGTTAAAGAAGAGCATACAAAAGAGGCTTCATTAGATTCCGGAGGGATTCCAAAGTGGACAAATAGTTCTGGAAAAGAAGTTGATTATAAAGAGCTAAAGAAAGAGGGTGGCACTCCAAACAATATAGTGATAGCAGTTAGCCCCTTCGAGAGAGCTATATCTGGCATTATGATTAATGCACATATATCTGGGGGGCATTCTATAGAAGATGTTTATAAGTTTTTATCTAAAAAGTATTCAATTGATGACAGGGAAGAGCTTGCGATAATGCAGCTTTGTATGGATAGTGGGTTTCATATCTACAAAGACCGTGGAACATTCTCTCCAAATAATCACGATGATAAAGATTCTGCCGGCAAGGCCGGTGTTGATTTTATGAGAAATTATTTTGCATAGGAGCACTTTATGTTAAAAGAACTATTAAAAATAGCAAGCGAATTAGACCAAAGAGGTCTCCTCAAGGAGGCTGATCATTTAGATTCCCTGATTAAGGGAGCTTCTTACCAAGACCGGATGATGGAAGAAAGAAACTATATAATGGACCCAAGAACAAGTGCGGAAGACGCTTGGAAGGGCTTTGACCCAAGAACAAATACTATAGAAATTTCGTGGACAAAATATCTTGAGGATGACGAAATGACTCAAATTGAGGGGACCGAAGAGTGGATTGAAGAAGAAGTAGTGACACTTAAACTTCCTGCAAGATTTGAAGTTTGCGACCTATGTAATGGGAAGGGGACTACTGTTAATCCCTCAATTGATGCAGGAGGGTTAACGCAAGAGGATTTTGATGAAGATCCAGATTTTGAAGAAGAATATTTCAGCGGGACATATGACATTCCTTGCCCCCAATGCAGAGGAAAGAGAGTAATTCCGGTTGTAAGCGAAGGCGCAATGTCTAAGGAGCAGAAGGCTGCATATGATGAATATGCTAAAGTGCAACAGGAAGCTGCGGAAGATGCTTATAGTGACAGAAAAACATATATGGCTGAGATGGGTTATGGATTTTAGTAGGTTTCTTTTAATTAATTGAGGATTTAAAATATGTCTTTTAAAATAAATAGAGTACATGACCAAGTGGCTTCAGAATATGTTAGCGACTTTGTGAGAAGCTTGAAAAAGAATGCTGATTATCTCAGCAATCTTCGTTCTGTTATGAAAAAACGTAATGATTTTTCTACAATAGAAGAAAAAATGGCAGACCTGAAAGAGCGTGCCGGCTTTAATCTCGTTAAAAACATTAATACAGAAAATAATAAAAATATAAAATCTGCTGGTTGCGGAGACGATTGCTGTTCGGAAAAGGGCGGCAAAGGAAAGTGCGGCTCCTGCGGCGGAGGCGGCGCTCAAGAGGAGATCTTAAAAACTCTTAGATCTATATTGGAATACATTGAAGCATTTGCGAAAGATCGTTCAGACATAAGTTATGGAACAATCGTAAATCACTGTCGAGAGCATCCTAAGTTGGGATTCGATAGAATTGAAAGCAAGATAGATCACAGTAAGTTTAAAAGCTTAGTTGAAAAAATTCTCAAAAAACACAAAATTGATCCGGAAAAAGTAGAATATATATCTGAAGCAGATATGCCATCAACATTTGGAGATGACATAGCAGATTATATGGCTCATGCATCCGGATAATAATGTCAAAGAAACAAAGCAAAGAACAACTTTTCAATCAACTCAAAACAAGCTTTCTAGATTTCGATCCAGCTCATTTTGTTCAAAACAATCTTACTTTAGATGGAGCAGAGTTTAGCGTCTTAGATAATGGATGGAAGTTTATGGCTGATATATACAGATATATTGCCTTACAAGCTACCAGGAAAGATGGAAAACCAGTTGTTATAAAGAAGGGGCGGCAGGTTGGAGCTACGGTAATGGCTGGGGCTCTTGACTTGTTTTTTACAAATAGTGGGTTGTTTGATAATCCAAATGTTAGAGTTGTACATTTATTTCCAGCCTTAGGCCAGGTTAAAAAGTTTTCGCAAGATAAGCTTGAAACCTTAATTCGAACTTCTAAAAATGATTTTATAAATAAAAATAAGCTTATTAGCTCAAACTCTGTAGATAATTTGACTATGAAGCAATTTAACGCGGGAACCTTATGGATTGATAGCCTTGGCTCAGATGGTGATAGAATTCGTGGCATGACGGCCGATATTGTATTTTTTGATGAGGTACAGGATATGTTCGGTCATGCAATTGGAAACGCTACAAAGATTTTGACAGCAGCAAAGTACGGCCCTGTTGGCCAAGGTGTTCAGGTTTATTTTGGAACACCAAAGCAAAAGGGTAGTTACTTTTCTACGATTTGGGATATGTCAGACCAAAGATATTATCATCTGGGTTGCATTAATTGCAAAAAAACATATCCATTTTATTTGCCAAATGATGATAGATGGAAGTCTATATGGTTATATGAAAATACAGTTCAGTGCCCATTGTGTGGAACAAAGCAGAAAAAAGTAGAGGCAACAGAGCTTGGGAGATGGGTAGGCTGCTCCGGGGGCGAAGACAGCGAGTTTGTTGGGTTTCATATAAATCAATTATATATTCCTTATTTTACAAAAGAAAATATTGAAAAATTAATGCCAGAAAATAATCCCGCCCAAACAGAAAGGATTTGGCAAAATGAAGTAGTCGGAGAGTTTTATTCCGGAGCTGGCTCTCCCCTCACTAAAGCTGAAATATATAATCTTTGCAGAGATCCAGAGCGAAGTTTTTCAAAGAAAATTAATCCACATGATAAATCTGTTTACTTAGGAGTTGACTGGGGAGGGAAAGACGATGATCCAAACTCTCGTGGAGGCCAATCATATTCTTGCGTAGTTGTTTTGTCGGCCGAGCCTGATGGAACACTGCTGGTCGAACATGCTCATAAGCTAAGAAGAAATAATTTTGATTTTAAAAAAGATACAATAAAAGAAATGTATAGAAGATTTGGTGTACAAAGAGGGGTGTCTGACTGGTTTTTTGGACAAGATGTTGTGCATGATCTGCAGAATATTTATAGAGAAAAGTTTTTGGGAGCACAAGGAAGCGGAAGTTTAATAAAGCCTATAAAATATAGGGAAGATGAATTAATAATTTCTTATAATAAAGATCTTCTAATTGACGAACTTTTTGATCTATTCAGAAAGGGGAAAATAAGGTTTCCCTGGAAAAGCTATGAATATCTAGAGTGGTTGATAGATCACTGCACATCTATGGAGTCGAAGGTCAGAGTGTCTGGCGGACAGCCAATAAAGGTATTTGTAAAAGGATCAACACCAAATGATGGACTTATGGCTCTCATGTATGCTTATATGGCATATAAATTTGATATAACAAAAGGTTTTACTATTAAACCTGGTTTAGAGAGAAAGTCAGAATATTTGAGGTCTACGATAGCAAATGTTAAAAGGAGAATTTAAAAATGAGAAGAACAGATAGGCCAAAGACAAAGACAAAGATTTCAAAGAAAGCGGCTGGCTCCATCTCTGAGGTTCGAAGGGCGCAAATAACAGATGCGGCGAATAAGCAGATGGACCAAGAGGGTGAGGCTGGAATTTATGGCTCAATAGCCCACAGTCCAGGCTTTAAAAGAGATAGCTTGAATATGATAAAAAATGCGTCTATAGCTTCGCCTATGGGAGGTCCTTCGTCTTCTTCTACAACGGATAGGATGTCTCCTGAGATTTACTCGCCATTATTTCAACTAGCCAACCTGAATCTTCCGAGGGATCGCGTGACTATGAACGCGTGGAATCGTGTTTTTTACGATACACACCCTATAGTTAGAAACGCCATCAACCTTCACGCCTCTTACCCTATTAGCAAAATAAATATAACTTGTAAAAATAAAAAAGTACAACAATTCTTTATGGAGATGGCAGAAAAAATTGATTTATATTCTGTGGTTTATGGGGCTGCATTAGAGTTTTGGAAAATGGGCGAAGCATTTCCTTATGCCGAGCTGGACGAAAGCCTTGGCACCTGGAACAGGATAACGATATTAAACCCAGATTACGTACATGTTAAAAAGTCTGTTATAGGGAATCATACACTGGTTTCGCTTCGACCAGATGCAAATTTGCAAAGAATCATCAGCTCAACTTCTCCTGCAGATTTATCTTTAAGAAAATATATTCCAAAACATATTATAAATTATGTTAAAAAAGGACAAAATATTCCATTAGACGCATTTAATGTGGCGCATTTAAAGCTTTTGAGTTCTCCATATGATGTAAGGGGCACTTCCGTTATTGTCTCTATATATAAAGATTTAATGCTTTATGATAAACTTAGAGAGAGTAAATTTGCTCAAGCAGACGGCATGGTAAACCCTCTAACTCTTGTTACCCTGGGTGGGGAGGGGGACTATCGCCCTACACAGTCAGACATAGAGGCATTTAAGGACCTGCTGGAGGAGGCTCAATATGATAAAGATTTTAAGATTGTAACGCATAATGGTGTAAAAGTAGAGAGGGTTGGATTCTCCGGAGGAGTCCTTGAGATAGGTACAGATATCGAGCTTATTATAAATAATTTATATGCAGGGCTTATGACTCCGAAGGCGCTGATGGATCAAGAGGGGGCAACTTACGCAAGTTCCTCTGTTGGTCTGGAGGTTCTTAGGCAGCGATATGATATATTTAGAAATATGATGAAGAAGTGGCTTGAAAGAAAAATCTTTGCCCCTATATGCGAAATTCAAGACTTCTTTGAATATAAAGATGGAGAAAAAAGATTACTAGTTCCATCTATTGACTTTAATCACATGAACCTGTATGATATGGCTGATTTCATAACTTCAATTGGAACCTTTGTTGGAAACAAGCAGATATCCTTGCAGACCTTGCATCGCAGCCTTGGACTCGGATATGAAGATGAACGACGCAGAATTAGAGAGGAAATGATTGATGAACAAATATTTGCCAAAGAGCAACAAGCATTAGGCGCTATGAAGCTATCTGAGCTTCTAGGGCTTGACCCAGGCAAGGCCATTACAGAGCCTCCAGAGGGCCTTGGAGCAACTCCAGCGGAGGGATTGCCGGGAGTCCCGCCGATGCCAGGCGGAGGTGAGATGGGAGGGATGGGCGGTGCCCCAGGGGCTCCGATGCCTCCGATGCCAGGAGGAGGACCTCCTGAGGGGTAAGCCATGAAGGAAATGGATAAAAAATTATTGGATGATTTAAAAAAATTATCCAACGGATCGGATACAACTCCATTGTATGAAACAGCTTCTCCGAGTGGAGAGCGCATTAGCTTCACTCCAGCAGATTTAGTAATTGGTGGAGGAAAACTGAAGGACTCAAAGGGCAATAAGTTTAAGCCAAAGAAAAGAAAGGGCAAGTCTTTATCGGATCGGGTTGTATCCAAAGAATTTGGGAAAGTAAGAAGAGGTCTCAAGTCAGGCAAAAAGAAAAGAATATGAAGAAAATATCTTATAGAAACAAAAAAATAGAGATAATGAAAAAACTTGATCCAAAAGATCTCCCGAGCGTTCATGTTGGAGAAGAAGGCTTGTCAGGCGATACCAGCAGCGGAGTAGGCCGAGGCTTTGCTCTCCCTGGCGAGCCTGTTATGCCTCCTATGCATAGCGATCAAGAGGACAAGCCTATTTTCTTAAAAAGAAAAGAAAGAAAATTTAAGTCTATAGATTACGGCGAATTGCTGGATTACTTTGTAAACTTAGGAGACGATTTAGATCATAATGACGAACTGGCTTTGGCTAATTTTACAGATTTTTTAATAAAAAAAGTCGCCACTCAAAAGTCTTTGGACTATTCTTTATTATTTAGAGATTTATTAATTAAAATTGTTGAGTCAGATCTTAATAATCAAGAAGAAGTTCTCATAGAAGTAACGCGACAATTTAATGAGTTTTTAAAAATGCATATCGAGTTAGGCGCAGAAGTGAAGGATGCAAAAAGAGAGGCTTACCAATCTAGTGTGTCGAGGGCAAAGAAGTATGTCGAAGAAGATAGATAAAAAAGCACAGTTGCTTGAGCAAAATGCTGTATATGTCGCTCAAGAGCTACATAATGTAATAAAAATTATGATATCCAGAATGTCCTTGGAGGCCCGGCCGAGATCTTATCAGAATGTTTCAAACAAGATACAGCAATTCAATGTTATGGAGATCGCGGGCAAAAAAGCGCCAGGTGGTGCAGCCATCGGAGTTAGCCTTGGTCTTATAAAAAATATTTTAAATGGAAAAGATCCATATTTTATAAATGTTGTCTTAAGCGAGTTGATGAGAAAGCTTTGATATTCTGCTATTTTTAATATAAGATATGATTATTTGGAGTTAAAATGAAAAAATTATCTTGGCCACCATATGCAGATTTAAATCTGATGGAAGAAGGTATAGACCCGATAGCCATGGACCCAAATACATATGATACATTCGTTGGCGAGGGAAAGAATACAACCTCCGGATCAAACACGGCCTCTGGCCCGGGGGAGTTGGAGGAGCTTTCTGCGGAAGCGCCGATAAGCTATTCTGAGGGGATGCTTTTTCCATTAGATGATCTTGTGGATGGGATCGATACAGAAGAGTTTTTTGCCTTAGAAGGTATGTCGAAGAAGTTTTTAAGCTTAATGAGAAAAGAGTCTACAATACTGGGGATTGGCAAACAGACCGATAAAAATGCATCTATAATATTAAATGAAGGCCATAATTTAATTAATCTATCCAAAGATGCAAAAAGTAAAGTAAATATATATAAATTTCATCAAGAATATGGAAATCCAATGTTTCATACTTTTCGAAAAAGATTCGATGGATTTTATATAACAAATGCTTCTATAAATAATAATTCTTTAGATATTATTTTAAATAATATTTACAGCCAACTTAGGCCGAAGAGTACAGGTCTAGTAGTTCTTGGTAATTCGGAAGATTTTTCTTTTAATATGGAAAAAGCAGGATTTAAAATTATAGAGAAACATATAAATAAAATTGGAAAATATTTAATTTCTAAAAATGACTCAGACAAGACAGCTATAGTGAGGTGTTACAGCAAGAAAGATAATGATGACGCCGCTATTGTATTTAGGTGTGATGTCGCGAAAACTACTAGAGAAAAGATAGATGGATTACAAGTATATTCCAAGTTAGGAAACGAGGCAGGCTTATTATTTCCATATGATAGACCTACAGATGTCTTCTATCATATGGGCAGCGTTGGATATCCTATTGACATTATATTTATAGATGAAGATTTCAAAATAAAAAAGATTTGCAAAAACGTTCAGCCTGGGTCTATCGAAGTATACGGTTGTGCGAATGTAAAATACGTTTTAGAAATATCTGGAGGCCTATCTGACGTTTTAGGCATAAAGCGATCAAACTCTATTTATATCGAACGCGGAGCAGACTTTCACGATGATCTGTTAAAGATAGCCAATGTAACTGATCATTCAGGTTTTAACAAATGTATTTTTAAGAGGTCCAGTCTATTAAAATCTGGGTTTTATAATATGTTAAATAATAAAATTTATGTTGTAAACAACAATGAAAATCAGCACTCTATTGCTCAAATAGTTAAAAATGCTTCATTAAATTATGATATAGAAAAAGATATAGTTGCTTTTGATGTTGATAATTTATTTTTAAATAATAAATTTAAAATAAAACTATACAAGCACGCTGTGCCTGATGAGGATAGCGGAATATTTAGAGGGTTATATAATGAAGTTTTCTCTGTAAATAAAGAAAGCTTTATAGAGGTTGCTTTATCGGATATAGTGTCTAAAGGGTTCTATAAAAATATTAATTCAACTTACTCAATGATTCCAGACGAATCTATGAGGTTTTCGGATCTTAATAATAAAGAGAGAAATAAGGCGTTAAATAAAATATGCGAAGTTATTTCCAACCCCAGAAAGCGCATTGCCTTTGTTTCGAAGAGAAATAATGATAAATTAATTTTAGAAAATATTCTTGAAAAAGAAATAGAAATTAAAAATGGAAAGAAAATATCTATATCAAGCGATTTAATCATGGTTCCCGAGGGATATGGAACGAAAGATATATTTTTGGCCTTAAAAGAGAAGTATTGCGAGAGCAATGTCGAGCTATATAGTCGTGTGCTGGTTAAGTCTGCTGGGATTCCTGTTCCAGATGATATCAAGGGACAGGCAAAGCATGCCCTAAGGTATCTTGATAGGGCTAGAGGCATGTGTGATACTCTGGTTGAAAATTTTAATAAAAATCTTATTGAATATCAAAAGATTCAAGGAAAACAAGATGCTATAGTAAATAGCAAGGGGCAATATAATCAATCTTCAAAAAGAAATACTAGAATTACAAAAAGAATGTTGATGAATATAAAAAATGGTATTAAAATACTAAATGAAATAAAAGATATATCTACAACGTCTGAAGTGATTAGCTCTATTGCCGACTCTTCGAAGAATACCTCTAGAGTAATCAAGGAAGTTTTTAATTTAATAAATATATTAGACTCTGATGATTTCATTAATCAATGTACTCAGAAAACTCAGAATACAGAAAACATGCTTAACGATCTAAAGCTTGCATTATCTAGAGCTAAAGAGTATATAAATTCAGATATTTTGGGTATATTAATCTTATCGGAGTAAATAATGTTTATCAAGTTTGGTGATAAAACCAAGAGAATCATAGTTAAAAATTCAAAAGAAAAATTAAATAATAATGATATTCAAGAAGAAAATACTATTTATTTGGACTCGGAAGAGGAAGATGATAGGAGAATAAAGGCGTTAAGAGAGTATTCTTCTGAAGATTCTAAGGAAAACAAACCATAAAAAACTATGTAATTCAAAAAAAAATTACACAAAAAGTTTAAAAACTAATATTTATATAAATATTTGAATTGTACTGTTTATTTAGAAGGGTTATCTATGTTTAAGAAAGTATGTTTTTCTCCGGAAAATAATATCGTAGGCACATATGATCGGCAAGATATACTTGCCAATCCCAAACTCGTCCGGAGATTTTCAAAGCTTGCTCAGAGCATAAAGAACATAGCCCCCAAGTCTGATGACTTTCTTTATTTCTCAATAGTATTTCTTAAAGCGGCTGAATCAGCTATGCTTGACGAGAAAGGTAGTATTAAAAAGGTCTCAAGCGGAGAAGACGCTTGGGGCTTTTTTGATGAAAGCTGGAAATGGAACGGAAACGTTCAACCTCATAGGAATAATAATAAAGATATCTTTCCAGAGTCTGAGCTGAAAAAGGCTGCAAGCAGCTGGGTCGGGCTACCCCTGTGTCGAGACCATGAGTCAAGTTCTGTAGATGGAATTAGAGGAATAATTCTAGACACACATTACGATGAAAAATTTAAACAAATTATAGGCTTATGTGCATTAGACAAAGTAAACTATCCAGAATTAGCAAGGAAGGTTGAGACAGGCCTCGTAAGATATGGCTCGATGGGCACAGCGGTTGAAACGTCTATTTGTTCTGAGTGTGGAAATCGCGCTACTACGCAAGATGAGTATTGTAATCATATTAATAACAAAACTGCTCATGGCGAAATCAATGTTGGTCTGAAGCCGATAGAGTATAGCTTGGTTGTTCAGCCTGCAGAACCAGGGGCCGTGCTGTTAAAATGCATAGCCTCTCTGAAAGAATATTCAAGCGAATTTATGAATTATGGTGTGGATAACGTAAGCACTATGTTGGGTCGACTCAGCCTGAAGCAAGCAGAGCATCTGGACGGAATAATGAAGACCGCTTGCGGTGAAAGCGGATGTTCAGTAGAAGACAGAAGAGGCATAGTAAAGGGTTTCTTGGAAAATAATGGATTATTAAAAAACGCTGCTGGTGGGTTTACTGATAATTCGGAAAGAGATAGAAATATAGCAGAAACTTTATCTGCAGTATCAGAGGCTACAAACGTCCTGGGAGATCCAGGCGTGTCCTCTGAGGTTAAAGATGTAATAAGTAGTTTGATTAACAAGTTAAATACAACAACTAAATCAGATATTGGGCCGGCTCCCAGAACAGAGTTTACTACAGGTGAGAACCTGGAAGGCTCTAAACTGCCCGGAGATGTATCTGAGTATAGTGGAGTTAGTTCTAAGAGGGGTTTGCTAGGTGGCGGGCAAACAGAGGAATCTGTTGGTTTTCCGACAGAAGGCGATCCCCTATCATCTCCGTCTGGCGGTCATGTTTTGACGGAGCTTGCTACGGATAACACAGATCATAATGTTAAACTGGCCAATAATGGTAGTGACATTGATTATGTGGACGACTTTTCAATAAATTCAATAGTGGAGGATATCATGAATGAGTCTAGATTAAGAAAGAGAGCAGAGCTTCGCCGTCGTGTAGCATACATGCAAGGTGGAGCAGATGGCGCGGAGCCCAATACATATAAGGGTGAAACGTTTGATTTTAAAAAAGATAAGCAAATGCAGCAAGACAAGGGCATGGGCGGCAACAGTGGAATGTTTCCTGGAGATAAAGAGACCAAGGAGAAGTTGAGCAGAGCCAAGCTTGAAGAGAGAAGGTTGCGCAGACTTGCTTACATGCAAGGTGGAGCAGATGGTGCCGAGCCTAATACATACAAGACTGAAGATTATAAAAATGTTCGAGATAACCAAGACAAGCATATGCTTCAAACCGGAAATATGGGCGGAGCAACCGGAATGTTTCCTGGAGATTCTCAAACAAAAGAAAATCTGCATAGAGCAGAGCTTGCGCGTCAAGGTCTGAAGAAGCAGGCATATAGAGGACCCGGCCTAAGTACTCGCTTTACTATTCGTCGCAATTCAAATGGCTCAATAAATCATAACGGAAGTCTTTTTGAAGTTTTTGCTGGCAAAAAGAGGGTTATCTCGGCTACTGCCGAAAGCATCTTTGGCCCAGAACTAAGAACTAACTGGAATTGGTTAAAGAGTCAGAGCTATGGCAAAGAAGTTTGTGATCAAATTAGATCCTTTGGGCTAAATAATGTTGCAAATCTTCTAAAGTCTGCCCAAGAAATGGGGGAAGAAGGCCTGCCTCCCCTACCTCCTCTTCCTGGTGGAGAAGGAGCAGAAGAAGCTCCTCTTCCTGGTGGAGAAGGAGACCTTCCGCCTCTTCCCTCTCTCGATGAGGGCCCCGACCTAGAAGCCGAAGAGGGCGGGGATGAAGAGCCAGAGGATCCCGCAGAAGGTATTGATAATAGACTTGCAGAGATCGAGCAGCTTCTTGATGAAGTAAGAGATCTTGTCGCAACGCTGCAAGACGACAGGCTTGCCGATGTTGACGTAAATGTCTTTACCGGTAAAGACAGAGGCTCCCCAGGTGAGGACATTGATACAGAGGGTGGAGATCTAGGCGCGTTATCTAATCATGTTCTTAGCAACCTCAAGAGGGCGTACAGAAAGCTTGATGACTCAGCAGATGAGCTGTCTATGGTCGCAGAAACATATGACAATATATCGAAGCTATCTTCAGCTCAGCGAGGCCAGTTTGTTAAGCTCGCCGGCTCAGCATTGAGAGACGCTGATCAAATTACTGGAGAAACAAAAGCTCTTGTAAGACTGGCTAACTCGATGGATTTTGATGATTCAAATAATGCTGAAGATTCAGTTAACTATGTCGAAGATGACTCTGGTGATGACTCTGGTGATGACCCTGGTGATGCAGCTGATGATTCTATTGATGCCGTTGTTGACTCAATAGGTGATGCTGATGATGCAGCGGTTGACGACTTAGTGTCAGAGGCTATGAATCTTAGGCGTTCACGTCGCAATGCAATATTGAAGCAAGCAGAGGATCGAATCCTGAGAGATAGAGCTAATAAGAGAGCTAGCTTTTTAAAGCAAGCAGAAAGCTCTGCAGCTAAGAGTAGAGCTAACCTGACCTCCAGCCGCGTTGCCGCAGCTGTCCCAAAGACGGTTAAGTCTTCGGCGCCAGCTAATCAGACAGCGGAAGCTAAGGCTAAGGGATCTGTAAAGAAAGCCCTAAACGCACGTCTTGCCTCAAAGAGGGTTGATGAAGAGAGAGAGACATACCGGGTGAAGCTTCGCAGAGCCTATGATGTTGGTCTTGAAATGCAAACCAAGGGTCTTCTGTCTACAACAAAAACTGCGCTAGATAGCCAAGTTGATGAGATTATGTCTTTTGATAATAATGCATTTGAAGCATTCAAAAGAAGTATTGGTAACGCACGTCCGGTAGGAAGCATTAAGATCGCATCAGATCTTGGAGGAATAAATATTGGGGTAGAGTCCGATTCTGGATCTCAGCCAGGTTCAAACACATCACTACTATCTGCCAATGGTCTGGCCGGCATGTGGGAATAAGGAGGCATAATGTATAGCATTAGAGGCGATGGCGATGTTATCGCCCAAGAGTTTTTTAACATCTTGGGCGATAGCCAAACAAAAATAAAAAAGTTTGCCCAAGAAGAGGAGGAGCTTGGCCTTTCAGAGGACGGAGCTTTGGCAGAAACTTCTTATGCAGACGATGAGAGTCTGAAGGGTTTGTTGGTAGATGATGTCGAGGCTGGTGATAATGTTGAGGATCAAATTAGTGAAATGATGGACTACCTGGACGACTCGAAGGTGGCCCTGGTTCGCCCGGCTCCTCTGAGGAAGAGTACTGTAACAAAGAATGTTTCCAGAAATCACAAAACTGCTGATCCAACTGGTCAATATATTATGAATGGCCTAGGGAAAATTTCTGCAAGCCTGAGAGCTAAAGGCGAGGGCTTTGCTGCAGATGTAGTTGAAGCTACAGCTTTTAGCATTAGAGGTGATCTTGTAAAGGAAGCAGGAAGGAAATCGGAGCTGCACCAATCTCTTGACAAGTTGGCTTCTGAGTTTGGTAATAATGGAGATAACTTTGCTGCAGATATGGTCAAAGCTACCATAAGCAAAATCAGAAACTAAAAATATTTACTATTAATAGTAAAATAAAAGGGAGGGGAGTTTTTCCTTCCCTTTTAATATTTTTACTCTAGGAGATAAGGTTGTTAAAAGTTATTCATAGCGGTAATGCCTTGCCGATGAGCTTACCTGTAGACCCAACTGCCGAATTTGAGCCAGGCATGTTTGCTCAACTTGGACTTATTGGAAATGATATTGTTGCTAGCATTAGCGACGGAACAGCTCCCTTGGGAATTATTGATGATGTTAGAACATCTGCATTTACAAAGGCTCAGATAGATGAAATAGTAACTATTGACGCTCAGAGTTCTGCGCTTGATAATAATGGAAACAGAGTCAGTTCAGTTGATGTCACTGGCATATTGGAGTTTCCAAATATTATTGAAAATAGTTTTACCTCTACTGTCTCTGTTGTGTTAAATACTATCAATGGCGTTGTTACAGTCCCTGCAGGCACTGAGTTAAATCACGACACAGACGGGGACGGTACTTTTGATAGTTTTAGAGTTATTGTAAATTATATTTATAGAGTATCTGGAAAACCAGGAGATGACACTACAATCGGGAGTGGTCGAGTAACTATTCATTATCAACGAGGAATATATGCGACTGATCAATTTGACACAACTCAGGTCTATCCTGTTAATTGCACTTTGTATATCGGACTAAATGGGAAGCTATCTTCTCAGCAGCCTACAGATGGGCATCCTGGCGTTGCAATATGCACCGGCCCTCCATCTGCATCCATTGGAACGCTAGAGTTTATGTTGCTATAGCAAACTACTAATTATTTAAAATGTTATGATATACTTACACATTCTTAGGAGATCCAAATGATTAATTCATGGAGCAAAGAGGACTTAGCCAACTTTGATAAAAGCGAAGTATTTAAAGAGCTTGAGAAAAGAATTATTGATACTGTAAAAAGGGCTGAAATATTACAAGATAAAATTGCTGCATGGACGCCTGACGATACAGCCGCAACCCAACAGATGACGCCCGAAGAAAAGGGGCAATATGCTGCAGGAAAAGATGACTCTCCGGCGGAAGATGATCTTTTTGGTGAAGCTTCTGATGAGGAAGCTCAAGACGCTCTTGCCGAAGAACTGCAGGGAGAGGTCGTTGATGACTTAAGAGACTTGGTTCAAGCTGCTCTTGATGAAAATAATATAAAATTAGCTTACAGAATAGAGCGAACAATAGATGAAATATTGGAGCAGGAAGTCGCATGCGAATAAGAAAGGTTGCAGACCAAAGTGCTTTCGACTCATACTTCGAGACGATGTCAAGCTTTAATGAGAAAAAATCTTCTTTGAGTCACGGCCTTTCTAAGATTGCCATTACAGTGCCTGATGATGTCATGAGAGGCTCCAGGGCTGCTTTCAGGAGCGCCAGTCTGACAGGACTCAGTGATGATGCTATCGCGGGGCTTAAAAAGCTTCTGAAGGTCACGGATGATGCCGCGTTGGAAGCCAAGTTTACCAAGATACAAACAGACGTTGGAGAGGTCTTTCGGCAAGCCGATGTTGGCTTGCTCGCGGCCGACGATGTCGGTTCGGAACTCTTCAGGGCCATAAAGAAGAGTATGCCCGGGTCATCGAATCAGGACATTGCCAACTTCATGGTAGCCTCTATGGGCTCTGCCGGAGACGCGACTACTGCAGCCAAGCTTGCAGACGTACTTGGAGGCGCTCCGACCATCCGCAGACCACCAGCGCTGAATTATGAAGATCTTGCCAGACATGAGGGGCTAATCCCTCCTGCCCGCTCGCCCTCTCCTTCGCCAACGCCCCCGAGGCCAGCGCCAGACCCTCCCGGGGGGCACCCGCCGCCCACCCCGACGCCTCCGGGGTCTTTAAACCCTAACGTCCTAAAGGGCGCGTTGGACAAGAATGGTGTAAAGCTTGCTGCAAAAAGTGTAACTGATCTTGCAAAAACAGACATAGTTGCTGCAGCCAAAGTTGTTGAAGATTTAGAGATAGATGATGCCGTTAAAGTTCTTAAGAAAATGAGCGATAGCGACACAGATAAGGTAATGAAGCAATTAATGCAAACCGATACGGGGAAGGCAAGGGCGGCGAAAATTATTTCACGAGCGGCCGAGGCGGGCGATCAGCTAACTGCAGCCAAATTCTTTCGGGCATTAAATCCATTGGATCAAAAGTTTATACTTAGGGGGTTGGTTCCCGGCCAGCGCTTTGTGATTGCCGCAGGAATGGTTGGCCTTGGGGTTGCGTTTGGCCCGGGTCTAATGGATATGTTTTTCGGAGAAGGGGCCGGAGGTGAGGAACAGGATCCAGGCCCAGCGCCAGGAAGCCCTGATTATGTTGACCCGAAGACTCAAGAGGCTGTTAAAGATGCTGCAAGCGGAAATTGGGAGGCGGCTCAAGACGCTCTTAGAGAGATGGAAAAGTCTGGAGATCGTGAGCTTTTAGAAAAAACCCTAGAAAGACTTGCGACTTATGTTTATGATAAAGACTATTATGTAAAATTAGTTCCCCCGTATTCCTTTGGAAGAGGTCGTATTAGTTATGCGTTTGTAAATAGCTCTAAGTGGGATAATGAAGGAGCGGTTAGTGTTGCCAGAGAGTTTTTGAGCAAGAGAAGAGGCGCAGATATGGTCGTCTATGAAGCAGCAAATCAAAGCCCTGGAATGCTAGGCTCTGGGGGTCAGTTTACAAGCTTTGAGGAATTTGCCAAAGCAGTTCCAGATGGACAGATGGCTGTGAATGAAGCAGTTCACAAGCTTTTAGAATTTGGGCTGGGATCTGGCTGGTACGGACCCGGCTCGGGGGCGAATAGGGCAAAGAGAATAACAAGAGATGACAAGATCAAGGGAAAGCCAGGCTCAGGTGTCGCTAGTCGCGGAAAACACCGTTTGACTCCAGATGAAAGAAAAAGACAAAGAGAGCTAATAAGAGAGCTTTCAGCACTGGCCTCTGAAGATGTTGAATTTTTGCTAAAAAACTCAGGAATGTTTGAGGAACCTAACATGAATAACGAAAAAAGATTTAATTTATTAAAGAAGTTAGCAACGCAGGCTTCAAATTCTACTAATATCAATTTAAATGATGATAATTCAGGGCTTTCAAAGAAAGCTGATGATTTTTCAAAGGCCTATTACAAGGATGCTGTAACAGATCTAAGTAATAGCGACCAGTATCTCCGATCATATTTTGCAGGTCTAGGTAGACTGTACGACGAAAAATCGGAAACCCCGAAGGGCGATTATAAAACCCTGTACAATGTGCATGACGAAACCGGTGCTGATTTAGTTAGCTCGGCTCATCCAAAGGCGATAGTAGTCTCAGACTCTATCGGAAGAGGAGGGCTTGTTGAAAACGGATTAGAACAACAGCGTCAGACACAGGATGTGGCTTTCAGCAGTCCTACAGGAAACTATAGAGCAAATTACGCTTGGTTGCGTGACTCGTTCAAGAAAACTAGTTAAAATAATCAACTTTCAAGTTAGTAAACCTAGACAATATATTCAATGGTTGAATATATTTAATGTAAAATTTTTATAAGGAGAATAAAAAATGTCTTTAAAACTATTAAATCCTGGTTTAAGACCTCTTGGACAGTTCGACCTTGATGACGCTGATAATGGAGCCCTTGAAGGCGGTGAGTATGTTGAACTTGCCGACATGACAGGTCCTGGCGCAGAAGGTTATGCTGCAGATGTAGCATCTGGCCCGTCCCCTGGTGGCACACCCGGAATCGGCGCTCCAACTGGTGTTTCTTTCATACGCAAGGTGCGTGTTGCAGGAAGCCTAGGCGGACTCAGTGATGATGGCGGAGAGGTGTCTGGCGGTTACGGTACCCTTTTCGGTTCGTTAATCGGTCAGACGGCAGGTCAGGCAACAAGCGTAGCCGGCGGCGGAGCCGTAGTTATCGGACCAGCAACCAATCGTGGTTCTGGAAAGGTCACTGTTTGGGCTCAGGCCGGACTATACGGAGTAGATGATAACGTTGATACACTTGGCGCTAACACGTCAACTGTAAATGCGGCTGTTTCCGCTACTGCTGCAGGTCTTTTAACTACTGCTGCTGGTGTACAGTGCGGTATTTACGTCGGACGCGTGACAGATTCGTCACTCGTCTCCACTACACAAACCGCAGTTGGACTAGCTGCAGCTACAGAGTATCACGCAGTGTGGTACATGGGTAACGCACTTCTCTAGGAGGGAAAGAATATGTCTACATTATTTAACACACATGGTGAAATTAATGCCTCCAATGTTCAGGAGGCGCTATCTCAGATAGTTAAGTATGCTTCGGTTATCGAAGATCTTCAGCCATCAAGCAATGCCCAGGCCACCGCGCCTGGTTTGAATGATAGCCAGAGAGATGAGATGATCAAGCAGGCTTTGATGACACAAGAGGGCAAAATCGCTCTCGGCCAGGCAATGGCTAACCCCATCCGTAGAAACCTCGATTATCAGGGAGTTGCTCGCAAAGCCCTAGTCGTGGATCCTCTACCTCAGGGTGCTCTGCCTGTTTATGACCGTGATATTGATGTCGCGGCTGTAGTTGTATCCAGTAATGGTGCTGCTCCAGAGTCTCGTGTCTTTGGTGACCGCGTGACCGTTCCTGAGTTTGAGGTTGTCTCAAACCCAACGGTTCGTATTGCTGAAGTCAAGCGGCGTCGATTCAACGTTGTTGATCGTGCGCAGCAAAAGGCTCGTCAGGAAATTCAGGCACAGGAAGACGCAAACGTCTTTGCTGCACTTGAGTTTGCTGGAGATAGCAACCAGGGTGGCGAAAATGCTGCTGTTATTCTTGACCCCGCTGGCCTGGTTGGAGACCTAGATAAGAATGGACTGCTTAATCTTAAGCGTCAGATTGATCGTTGGGACTTAGTTACTTCTAAGTATTTCCTCAACATTAATGAATTTACTGACATTCTTAGTTGGGAATCTGCTGGTGGTAACAACTCTCAGGTCGATCCAGTCACTCAGCGTGAACTGCTTCAGACCGGCCTTTATGGTCACATCTTTGGTGCCGATATTATCGTATCCAAGGTTGTCCCTGCTGGCCGTGCTTTTGCATGCGCTGATCCCGAGTTTGTTGGTGTGATGCCTATCCGTCAGGATGTTGAGGTCCTTCCCGCTGATGAGCCCAAGCAGTTGAAGCTTGGTTGGGTTGTTAATGAGATCATAGGAATTGGCATTGTCAATCCCCGTGGTGTCTCTACAGGTCAGATGACTTAGAGTTAGTCTTTAACCTATACTTTAAAGGCACGGTGTTTACACCGTGCCTTTTTTGTTTATACTATTTTTTATCCATCAGGATAAGGAGAGAGCAGTGATACCCAATAAGCTACAGGCTAGATTAAAGGTAATAAAAGCAACTCCTTTGAAGAATCGTGTTCAAACCTCTGCGTATTCCAGACGAGGCATGAACTGTGTTATTATGGAAGATGAAGATAGTGAATTAGAAAAACACGACACATTTTTCGACTACGAAGAAGAGTTGGCAGATTTAAAGCCATCTGGAGAACAATATACAGAAATGCTTGATTCGGAACCCTTTGTCGTGTTAGAGGAAGTAGAAGAGGAAGAGTCAGACTCTTTTGATCCAATTGCTATGGAGGAGTGTGTTGAAGAAATGCCTTCAAGTTTATTTCTTGATAATAAAGAAAATAAGAAATATACAGACGTTGTTGGCTTTAAGTTTGTACAGTGTGACTTTGTTAAAAATGATGGGTATAGATGCAAAAGACAGGCTCCAAAGGGCTGCACCATTTGTTCTACTCATAAGCGCTATATAAACAAGCATAGCTCAAAATAGAGCATGCTTCTATTAATTTAAAATGATTTTGCACAAGAGGGAACCTATATGAATCAATATGAGACATCAGATTTGGCGCTCGCCGCATACCTTACATTTAAAGGACTCAAGCTTGTTAGCGCTAAAAAACTTTTATCCGGAAGGTTTCAGTTTATTATGGATGATCCGGATGGAAACGCAGATACGTTATCATTAGAGTATTTTAGTAGTGATTTTTGCAAATTTGACAATCAAGTAAGATCTCTTAAGAAGATTTTATATTCTAATTAATTTTAAGCGTAGTTTTTTATTTTTAAAATTATTTTAATTTTTTTTTCATTTGATGTTTATAAAGTTTTTTAATGACTAGTAGTTACGCTGAAAAAAAACTACTAATATATTAAAATTTGTTCAGAAATAGTCCCAAATTTCAGTCAAAGTAATGTTTTTAAGTGTTCGTATGTAAAGCATGTTGCATTGGGCTGATCTACAGTTATAGTCTGTTTGTTTTTAACAATACAATTAAAAGCATAGGATTTGTATGCAATAAATATTGCAAGAGCAAAAAGTTATATTAAGAATAAGTTTACTCCTAATAGAAAATAATTTAAATCTCTTGGAGTGTTTTGGGTAATGCAAATAAACAGAAGGTATAACAAATTGTTTTTAAAAGCAAAATATTTATCAGCAGAGCTAGAAGAGCATAATTATTTATTTGAACAATATAAAAAAGATTTTTCTGAAGAATTATCTTTGCATATGAAGCAAATAGATAAAGATGTTAAATCTAAAATAGAAAATTGTACAAAAAATCTATTAAAGGATTTAAGCTCAGATTCTTCGTCAGATCGTGATAAAATTTGCGAAATAAGCAAAAACAACATTCATCCTGATCTTAAAAAGATATATAGGAAAATAATGTTAAAGATTCACCCAGACAAAACGTCAAGCATAGAGGATGAGGATTTAAAAAATAAATATTCAAAATTATGTTCGGCCGCTATTAATGCGGCAAATGAATCAAATTGGTATATGATTACGGACGTAGCTATTGAATTGGGGATTGAAATTTCGGACATATCAGAATCACACATATCTGGATTAACCAAAAGTTGTACAGAATATGAGAAAGAGATAAAAGGCATAAAAAACACTTACCCTTGGGTTTGGGCTAACTCAAACCTTGAACGGCGTAAAGAGATTATGACTTCATATGTTGAAAAAGTTTAAATATATTGCGGTACAAGTATTTGTTTTTAATAAGTTAAATAACTTCTTAATTTTTAATTAAGAAAATAACAAATAACAAATAATAAAACATTATAGGAGAAATTATAATGGCTGGTAATAGAAAAACAAAATTTGTATTTAGACAGGGTCTTTTTCAGGGCGCTGACTTTGATGACGATGGGAACGGTGTAATAACCGCCGACCCCCTTAGAAGTGACATGGATGCGGCTGACTTGGCCGAACAAAACCGTGCTGTCGGTATCGAAGGTAATATCCAATCCGAACTTAATGATACTCAGCAAGGTGCTGGTTTAGCTGCTTCTGGTAACTATGTTGCTGTTGGGGCCCGAAACTTCATCGGTGGTGCCTCAAGCCTTGATAATGCTGATGGCGTGCTTGATGGTGCTTTGAAGTCGGAAGAAACTGCTAGAGGGGTTGCTGATGGTAATATCCAATCCGAACTTGATGTAACTCAGACAGGTGCTGGTCTAGATGCTACTGGAACTTATACTGCTGATCCTTCTGCTAACTTCATCATGGCGGCTCCGAGCCTGAAAGCTGCGGGCTTAATTCTTGATGCCGTAGCCTTTAATGCACTCGAGGCGGGCGTTGCGACTCAAAATGAGTTGTTGCGTCACCACGCTGCTGTTGGCTTAGATGTCTCTGGCAACTATCACGCAGCAGCAAACGCTGCTTCAAACTATTTGGTAGCTGCAAGTTCCTTTAAAGATGCTGATCTCAAACTTGATGCTCAAGCGAAGATCAATGATGATAGGATTGCTGATCTTGAAAGTGGAGCTACTCCAACGGCTATGTTGCAAGGTTCTTTCAATAATCTTGCTGATATGCTAGGAAATGTAGCGAATGGCTTCCCACAAACTGAAGCGGATGCAGTAATTGGGCATGCTTACTATCTTAAGGATACTGATGATCTCTTCGTCATTATTCCCGAAACCGATGGTGAGTTGATTCCAACCGCAGGTGTTAATGGTTATCCTGCTGGGCAAACTTGGGTTGCTAAATCGCTGTGTGCATTCGGAGACCTATCTGGCATTCAAGGATTGATTATGGACGAAGTAAACCGTGCTGTCGGTATCGAAGGTAATATCCAATCCGAACTTAATGATACTCAGTCAGGTGCTGGTTTAGCTGCTTCTGGTAACTATGTTGCTGTTGGGGCCCGAAACTTCATCGGTGGTGCCGTAAGCCTTGATAATGCTGATGACGTGCTTGATGGTGCTTTGAAGTCGGAAGAAACTGCTAGAGGGGTTGCTGATGGTAATATCCAATCCGAACTTGATGTAACTCAGACAGGTGCTGGTTTAGCTGCTTCTGGCATCTATGTTCAAGATCCTTCTGCTAACTTCATTAATGCATCTGTCAGTTTGGCTGTAGCCGATGCTGATCTTGATGTTGCTTTGAAAGTTGAAGAAGTTGCTAGAGAGCTTGCTGATACTACAGAGACTACTCAAAGGTCGGCTGCTGATACCGCTATTCGTGCTGATTTTGGTGCTCGTAGAATTGAAGGCGGCCCAGGAGTTGCTGACGCTGGCCACTTTCAGATTGGCGGCGCAGGAGCAGATGATCTCGGTGGCGACTTAGTTGCAAGCATGGATCACTTCAGAGCAAGACTTAGGGTCTATAGGAATGGTATTCTTCAGAGACCTGCTCCACAGTCTGTAGGAGTTGATGGCATTGGTGACACTCTACCTTCTCCATTAGCTGATGTCGCTGGCAATCCTCAGTTCGACCTTAATGTTGTCGGACAAGAGGGAGACTATGCTGTAGGACTTGATGCCTCAAATAACGCTTCTGTGTTATTTAATGGCAAGCTCGAAGGAAACGTTGAAAGCTTCATTGTAATCTGGTAAGCACTGTTGGATGATTTATTGATTTAAACATGATAGGTACGGGGAGTTTATTCTCCCCGTACCACATTCCAAGTTATATGTTGAAGTAACTATAATATTAAATTTATTTAGAAAGTTAAAGCTCATACGGAGAAATTATAATGAAAAACTTAAGAGAAGTAAACATGCATTTCAAAAATTTTATAAATCATATAGATGAGATTATGCAAAATATCGGAGAGGAATCAGAATATACAAAAGGATATTTAGAGTGTACAAAAGATATGATAGAAGCATCACTCTCTGGGGAAAGTACTGGTCTTTTGAAAATCATTGAAAGAAAAAATGAAATGAAATATAGGCAAGAAGCTGTTGGTGAATTGCTTGATGGTTTTAAACAACTTGCGAGTGCTTATGAAAAACTAGAGGAAGAGTAAGTATGGCCATCTTTGTTAAAAGAAAGGAAGATGTGTGTGTTGATAGAGCTAGGTTAGCTGCAGATAAAAAATATGATTCTGAAATAGAAGATTTATTAAATAAATTTAGAGAGACCAAGAAGGCAATCCATTATTCTGAAATAATGCTTCATAAAAAAAGAAAGAAGAAGTTTGAAAGAAAAATGTATGAGCATTTTATAGAGACTTATTCGTTATCAGATGATTCATTTGTAGATGAAAAAAACAAAAACAAGTTTGGTGGAAATTTATCGAATGCTGCTGATGTTTTGAAAAAAGCTTTGAAAGGTATGGGTTTGTAAGATTATGTTGTTTGTAGGTTTTAATAAATTAACAAGATTTTAGGAGAATAAAAAATGCCACAATATAAAATGAACCTCGGTTCAGCAACCATAGATGGAAATGGAGAACTGTCCGGAGACACTCAGTGGGCGGTCGACTTCGATCTCTATGCTCCATCCGGGTCTTACACCATTGATTCACCAAATGAGCAGTTAGTGCTCACAGCAAGCGATGCACAAGGGGATGGAAAGGGTTATAACTTTAAGGCCTCTTTACCGGAGATTAATCCAGGTGGGTCAATTGTAGTCAAGCTTGATGGCTGGGTTTTTGGCCCAAATGCTGGGCTCGGCACCAATGTGGGAGCTGCCACAAGGCTTAACGACACGATGGCGGTTGAGGGTGTTGGGATTGTTCTGCAGGAATATGCCAGCGCAAACTCATTGGATAATGGCCCAAACCAAATATTTTTACATATGGGACCATTAAGAAATGTTATAGGAGGGGGCGATTGGAATGATCTTGCGTTTGACACTGTTACTAATCATACAAATAATCCTGCCGGATGGACCGGAATGCAGGACCCCGCTGGAGACATTCTGGGGGTTTTTAATGGAGCTACTTCACCATGGGGCCTGTCCTGGTGGAATAAGAGGGTCGTTGCTGCACATTGGGATCATAATGATTCTGGTGGCGGTGTAAATAGCAGAGCCACTCTTCATACAACATTATCTAATATGGGGTCCCCATATAGCGGCGGGTCTATTGTTAATGATTCTGTTGATGGTGCTTATAATAAGTTAATTCAACAGTTTTATGGTTATTATAGACTTTCTGCTCCAGATGCCTCAACTATGGAAATGCATTATAGTCCAAATGGAACTACTTGGTATTTAATTCACTCAGAAACTGGGTTCACTATAACAAATAGAATGGGTTTGCACTTTTTTTGCAGGCTTAGCGATTCTGTCGTTAAATTTAGCAATATTCTTGCATCGCCAAACTCTATAATACAGGATGCGACTATTTTTGAGCCATATAATACTGCATTCGACTGGACTCTCGGCAATCAACTAACAAGCATTGTAAATATAACAAGCGGTGTTGATGCTGCCGGAAACCCTTCCAACTTCCTGCTAAAAGCAGAATCGGACAAGTCAACAACCTTTTATTCCTCATCAGACTTAACTGATTGGGGCGAGTTTAAGGAGCGCAAGAAAGATGTGACT